CTTAAAAAAACAGGTATAATATAATTAGTAGAACACCTGACCCTGTATTGCAGCGAGTCACACCTTCTCACAAACCAAACTAATTTATAGGAGAAAAATGTCTAATACATTTCTAGCCTCTCTGCGTGAGAAGCGTGAAACAAAGACTGCTCTTATTTCATCAACAGTAGAGCGTGCAGCCGAAGAACTACGCGATCTATCAGAGGTTGAACTTGCCAATGTAGAGGCACTAAACCTTGAAGTAAAAAAGTTAGATGAAAGAATTGAGCAGATGTCCGATATTGAATTGCGCAATCAAAAGGCCGCTGATCTAGCAGCTAAGGTTGATGCCAATGTAGATGTAAAGAAAGAGTCACGCGCCGGCGGCTTTAGTGTTGTAAGTGAAGAACTTACTTACACTACACGCTCTGGTAATGACTTTATGACAGATGCACTTAAGTCACATTTCAAAACAGATGGTGATGCGCTAGAGCGTATTCAACGCCATCAAAGAGAAATGGCAATTGAGAAGCGTGCAGTTTCAACCTCAAGTTTTGCAGGATTAGTAGTCCCTCAATATTTAGTTGATCTATACGCGCCACTAGCTCGCGCTGGTCGCCCTTTTGCAGATGCAGCTCGCAAACACACTTTACCTGCTCAAGGTATGTCTGTGGTCTTGTCAAAAATTTCAACAGGCACTACAACCGCTTATCAAACATCACAAAATACAGCGGCAGTATCTCAAGACATGCAAGATACAACCTTGACAGTTGATGTTAATACAATCGCTGGACAACAGTCAGTATCAAAGCAAGCCTTACTACGCGGTTACAACATTGAGTCAATTGTTTTAGGCGATCTAATCCGCGCTTACAACACAAAGCTTGATGATGCAATCCTAAATGGCACCGGATCAAATGGCCAGCCTCTTGGATTAAAGACAATGACAAGCGGTATTTTAGTAACTTACACAGCTACTACAGGTACAGTGGCAGGTCTATATCCAAAACTTGCAGATGCAATCCAACAAATTCAAAGTAATGTGTATGTAAATCCAAACGCAATACTTATGCACCCACGCCGTCTAGGTTTCTTGTTATCTGGCCTTGATGGATCAAACCGCCCATTAGTGGTACCAAACGCCTACAACCCAATCAATGCAATGGGTACTGGCAATGGCACACCTTCATACGGCGCAACCGGCTACTCAATACTTGGCTTGCCAATTATTGTTGATGCTAACATTGCAACAAACATTGGTGCATCTACAAACCAAGATACAGTCTTTGTTGTAGATCTAAATGAGTGTCACTTGTTTGAGGAAACAAATGCTCCTACTTATGTGACATTTGAAGAGCCAAACGGCAAGGTAGCAATTAACATTGTGCTATTCGGTATGTCAGCCTTTACAGCTGAGCGTTATCCAAAAGCAATTGCACAAATTAACGGCACCGGCTTGGCAACACCAAGCTTCTAAAGTAAAGCTTCTAAGCCCCCTACCCTTCCAGGGGGTTTAGATCCTAACTATGGTTGGTATTTGAGAATTGGAGTTTGCTTAATGTCCCAGAGCACTTTAGGTTTTGGATACCAACCATGGCTATAACAAACGGCTACGCGACACTTGCAGCAATGAAGGCTTACTTGTCTATCTCAGATACAACAGATGACACTTTACTTGAAACTCTAATTGAATCAGCATCACGCTCAATTGACAAAATTGCTAATCGCAGATTTTATGCAGATGCTACAGCTACAGCACGCCTTTATAGAGCTTACTCAGATGTCTTTGTTTATACAGATGACATTAGTAGTACCACTGGTCTTATTGTAAAAGTAGATGAAGCTGGCAACGGCACCTACACAAAAACGCTAACTTTGAACACAGATTTTATTATGGATCCGCTTACAGCCTCAGCTTTAGGCAGACCTTTTACGCAATTAACTATGGTTTCTAATACTGAGTCATGGCCTATTTTTCCAGGCTTGACACAAAACGGCTTACGCCCCGGAGTACAAGTTACAGCTAAGTTTGGCTGGCCGTCTGTACCAAGTGATGTCAATGTAGCTTGTCTAATTCTTACAGCTGATCTATACAAGCGCAAAGATGCTCCGGGCGGTGTCCTAGGTCTTGGTGACCTTGGTGTAATACGCATGTCCCCAGTAGGCAGAGATGTATCACAAATGATTAGGGCTTATCAAAAGATTGCCATTGCCTAATGATCCCAAGTACAGTAAGGACAAATCTTAAAACAGCTCTTACAGCTATCACAGGATTGCGTGTCATGGATTATGTCCCTGACTCTACAAATGTGCCTACCAATAATGCTTTTGCAGTTATTGGTCAATTGTCAATGAATTATGACTACACACTTAATAGAGGTTTTGACTCTGCAACCTGCAACATAATTGTCATGGTCGGGCGCATGAGTGAAAAAGATGGACAATCAAGATTGGATGGGCTACTCAGCTCATCCGGTTCAACCTCAATCAAAGCCGCTATTGAGGCTGATAAAACACTAAGCGGTGCAGTGCAAACTTTAAGAGTTGTGTCTGCATCACCAGGCACAATAACATCCGCTAGTATTGATTACCTAAGTTATCAGTATTCAGTGGAATTGATAGGTTAGCGAAAGGAAAAATATGGCCATATTTATGGGTAATAAAGTAGCAGTCATTGTAGGTACCTCAACCATATCTTCATTTGTCAGCACTGTAAGTCTTAACCGCGAAGTAGAGGCTGTTACGATAACAGCCATGAACGATACTGTTCAGAATATGATCGGGGGGATTGAGGTAAGCTCAATTTCCATGGAAATATTTAATGATTTTGCGGCAGCCTCAGTGAACAGTCTTTTTGAAGACAAGATTGGTGAAAAACTGGCAATCAAATTGATTCCAGTAACCGGTACAGTCACAGCTACAAATCCAAGTTATTCTATGTCATGCTTGATCACCCAATGGACACCCATTTCAGGATCAACAGACAGTGCAGCCTTGGCTAGCGTGACTTTTCCAGTCACAGCTTTAACAAAAGCAACAAGCTAAAAAGAAAAGGTGGGACATGCACAAGATTGAAATAACAAAGAAAGACGGCAAAAAGATTACTTATGATCTTACGCCATCTGTGAAAGTAGCCTTCGAAGCTGAGTTCAAAACAGGATGGCGTAAGAGATTAGGTGAACTACAAATGGAGTCTGATTTGTGGTGGCTTGCTTGGCGATTGGAAAAAGATTTAGGCAAGACTGAACTAGCCTTTGGTGATGATTACATCAATCAATTTATAGATGTTGATTTGTTATATGAAGCAAAAAATGGCTAGACCGACATGGACAAATATGGGAAGTCGCCGCCATTTCGGTTAGCACAGGAATATCTCCTAAAGATCTTTTAGAGGTTGATCCGGCAGTGTATATGGCGATTAAGGCAATATTGCAAGAACAAGCTGCAAAAACAAAAGGGACAGTCAGGCGGAGATAATGGCAGAGCTTAAGGCCGATAGATCCCTCAAGGCTGTTTATGTATCAGGGTTAGATGAACTAATGGAAAAAATAGAAAAAGTTAATCCGGATACAAAAAAATTATTTAAGAAAGAATTACGCAAACAAATAAAACCTGTAGAAAAACTTGCTAAAAGTTTTATACCAGCTGAGGTTTTTCCTGGCTGGAGAGATACTAAACCTTATTACCCCACTAATTGGGGGTGGGCTTTTGACACAAGTCATAGAGGCCGTACTTATGGCAAAACAAATCAATCAAGATGGCAATGGTCGCAACAAGAGGCTATAGCCGGCATAAAAATTACAAGCGCACAAGTTAAAGTGGCAAGGCGCGGCTTTGGTATTGAAACAACAGCTTTAGCTTTAGTTAATGCCTCGGTGCCCGGAATTATTTTTGAATTGACAGGCGGCGGTACTGCTAGGAGCAGAGGCAAAACAAGGCGCGTAAGCCGCAACCCTAATGCTAGTGAAGGATTTATCCGCAAAGTATCACAAGCTCATGGCGCAATAGCTGGTGATGGCAAAGGCAAGAGAGTTATCTATAAAGCCACAGCTCAAAAAGGCGCACAAGCTTTAGCCGGCATACAAGCTGTAATTGACAAATATATTTCACAAACATTTAGGGGCAACTAATGGCACTAAGTCAAAATGTTGTCATTAACTTTCTTACTAAGTTTGATAAAAAAGGTTTGCAAAGGGCTACTAAAGAGCTTAAAGGCTTTGATAAATTTGTAGCTTCAAGTAAGTTTGCCTCAAAAGCCCTTTTAGCTACAGCCGGTATTGGGGCTGCAATTGCTTTAGAAAGGCTTGCTAGATCATCTGTTAAAGCTGCACTTGAGCAAGAAAGACTAGACAAATCTGTAGAGCAATCTCTCCAATCAATCAATGAACTTGGTTCTTTGAACAGTGTTAAAACTCTTATTACAGATTTACAAACTGCCACAAATATTACTGAGGATCAATTAACGCCGGCCTTAAATGGTTTAATCATATCAACTGGTAATTTAGGTAAAGCGCAAAGTTTGTTAAGCGTTGCAATTGACACAAGCAAGGGAAGCGGCGTTGATTTACTTACAGTCACAGATGCTTTAGGTAAGGCGAATAGAGGAAACTTTAGAGCTTTAGGTCAATTAGGTCTTGGCTTTAACACAGTCACAGCCGAACAAATGGGCTTGGCAGATATAACCGATTATTTAACTCTTAAGTTTGGCGGAGCGGCAAAGCGAGCTACTGAAACTTTTGGATCAAAACTAGATGATCTTAAAATTAGTGCAGGTGAGGCACAAGAAAACCTAGGCCAAGGGTTCATCACTGCCGCAGAAATTATTATTGGTAGCAGTAATGCTACAGATGTTTTTGGCGCAAAACTTGAGTCACTAGGATTAAATGGTGGGTACATTGTAATTGCTTTAGCTGATAAAGTAAATAAAATACAAGAAGCTTTTAGTGGACTTAGTAACGCAATACAAAATGACCCAATCCTAAAATTCTTTTTTCAAGCAAAAAATATTCCAGTATTAGGTGGGTGGATTGAAGGCTTTAGAGGTTTAGCTGAGGATGGAAAAAAGATTGCCGAAAGATCAAAAGAAACTGTTGCGCAAACAGAGGAACAAAAAATTGCTGCCGCAAAACTGGCCGCGCTACAAGCTAAGTTTGACAAGTTTGCCGCAGCCGCTTTGGATAAACAGAAAAAACTTTCAAAAGAAAAAGCTGCTCAAGCTGCATTGGACAAGAAAAAAGCAGATCTTGAGTCAATGTTTGACATAGATAAAATTAATTTACAAGCTGCCCTAAGCCGTAAGTTATCAGGTGAAGATGAAATCCGCGTAAAACTTATGCAAAAATTAGCAGAGGGTACCGCCAAAGCTGTTGATGAAGCTTTAAAATACGCAGATGTTCTTAAGGTTATTGAGGATGGTCAGATTACAACCGCAGAGGTTGAGATGTTAGCAAAAAAATGGGGTATGACTACTGTTGAAGTTTTGCTTTACTTAAAACAATTGTTCACAGCTAATGATGAGCTACGAAAAATGCTTGCTTTAATGGATGAATTAAATAAGAAAAAATTCCCTACATTAGAGGCAGCTACATCCAATTTGGCTGCACCCCCTGGCTTGACTATGGCGGGCGGTGCGCCTTTAGGTGTAGGTGGTACTGGTATTTTTGGATCATTTGCCATGTCACCACAAGATTTAGATTTTTCAAGAATGATTGCAAACATACCTAAGATGGCTGAGGGTGGCATTGTAACTAAACCAACAAGGGCTTTAATTGGTGAAGCTGGAGCTGAGGCAGTAATTCCACTTGATCGCATGGGATCTATGGGTACAACTGTAAATGTAAATGTTGCTGGCTCTGTAATTTCTGAGGGTCAATTACAGTCTGTAATTCAAGATGTTTTATATAGCTTAAATCGCACCGGTGCAGTTACCCAGTTAGCAAACCTAGGTAGATAATGCCAGGGGCAGTATTTAAGGCAGAGATTGATTTTCAAGGCGGAGCAAGTTTTGATCCGGCTCTTGTGCTTGATAATCCTGCAACACCTTTAGATTCATCAATATTAGGCACAAGTGCGGCGGATGTTGTAGATATAACATCTTTTGTAACGCAGTGCTACATAAGGCGTGCTTTTAATAGATCCTCTGATTCATTTATTGGTGGCAGTGCAAAGATAGTATTTGTAGATCAAACAGGTACATTTAATCCTGCCAATACATCCTCACCTTTGTATGGCAAAATTAAACCCATGCGTAAGATCCGCATGACTGCATCTTTTAACAGCGTTAATTACAACCTTGGATCTTTTTATGTACAAGAGTGGAATTACAAAAGCCCTACAGGATTTGACCCTGCCTATGTAACACTTAATTGTGTGGATGGATTTCAACTACTAAATCTAACTACTTTGACTACAGTTACAGGCGGAAGCAGTGGACAAACTACAGCTGCCAGAGTTACAAGCTTGCTTAATGCTGGAGAGTGGCCGGATTTTATGAGAGATATATCTACAACATCTACCACTACAGTACAAGCTGACACCGGGGCTTCAAGATCTTTACTAGCAGCTTTGCAAGAGGTTGAGCAAACAGAAACCGGGGCTTTATATGTAGATCAAAGAGGCTTTGTTAAGTTTATGTCTAGGACTGACATTATTACCGCCTCTGGATCTACCCTTACAAAATTCTCTGATGTTAATGGATCAGGTGATATTACCTACCAAAATGTAGAGTTTGATATATCTGATTTTCAAATGATTAACAAAGTTACAGTAACGCCGGCCTCATTGACTGGTCAAACCGCAAGCGATTTAGCAAGTATTGATGATTATTTTCAACATAGCAGAATCAGATCTGGCATCATGCAAACTGAGTCAGATGCTCTAAATCAGGCTAAAATGATTATAGCCTCACGCAAAGAGCAAGGTGTTGATATACAGCTTAATTCTTTGACTATAGATGCCTATGGTCAGGATGATCCTGCAAGGACTACGGCAGCTTTAGAGCTTGACATTTTTAACCCAATTAAGGTTACACAAACCTTACCAGCCGGCAATGTAGTCAGTGATAGTGTTATAGCTGGAGTGCAGTATCAAATCACACCAAATTCTTTTCTTGTAACATTTTCATGTGCTCAACCCTTTGCCGTAGGATTTTTGCTAGACTCAGCCGTTGATGGTTTATTAAATGAAGACATTTTGAGCTACTAGGAGAATAATGGCTAAACAAACCTTTACCACTGGGCAGGTACTTACAGCTGCACAGATGACAAGTTTGCAACAGACTGCTATGGGTGGTGGATCAGCTACAGCTAAAACCACATCTTATGTATTAGTAGCTGCAGATGCAGGTACAACTGTTGCTATGAATGCTGCAGGTGCTACAACAATTACAGTAAACACAGGTCTGTTTGCAGCAGGCGACACAGTGACTATACAAAACTTAGGCGCTGGTACTTGCACAGTTACAGCTGGTACGGCAACAGTTAGTACGGCTGGATCATTAGCGTTAGTACAATATGAGTCAGGTATTTTATATTTTACTGCAACAGGCGCAGCAATATTTAACGATTATGTGCAAGCTGGTAGTTCTGCAAAAGTCTTGCAGGTTGTCAGCGTAACAAAATCAGATCCATTCACTTCAACTTCGACTTCTTATGTTGATGTAACTGGTTTAAGTGTTTCAATAACTCCCACATTAAACACCAGTAAAATTCTAGTTCTTTACAATGTTTCAGGTTCTCAGCAAGTAGCCATTAATATTGCGCATAGCCGATTGATGAGAAATTCTACTGCAATTAATATTGGTGATGCAGCAAGTTTAAGAGATGCTTCTACATCTGATCCATTTTCTACAGATTCATTAATTGTAGGAACCACTATCGCAGGTACTTTTTTGGATAGTCCTGCTACTACCTCTGCAACTACTTACAAGTTTCAAGTTAGAACTGTTGGAAATACTGTCTACATAAACCGAACTCAGGATGACACTGATTCAGCAATTAGAGCAAGAACAGTTTCAACAATCACACTAATGGAAATAGGTGCATAATGGTAGATTACACAAAAATTTTGACTCGCAAGTATAAGGCAGAATGGACAATAAACGGAGATGATTATTCTGGACTTACTTGGCTATCGGATACTCCTAAGCCAACAAAAAAACAATTAGATGATTTGTGGGCAACTGTAAGTGCTGAGATGGATGCAGAAAATGAAGCTAAATCTAATGCCAAAGCCACAGCACAAGCCAAACTTGCAGCACTTGGTTTAACTGTTGAGGATTTACAGGCTTTAGGTCTTTAGCATAATCTAAAGACATTTTGTAATAACTTATGATGGCCAGTATTAGAGAGCTGACAAGCCCAAACGGCTGGCCGGCCAGTGAAGATAGAAAAGCAATTGGCATACAGTCTTTTGTTGTACCTGGCACTAAACTTAAGATTGCTTGTGCTCAAGCTGTAGCTCCAATACTGGTCGCCTTTTGTAAAGAGTTTCATGAGCTTGTAGAGCCTATAGATCAAGGTCAATTAGATGACTGGGGTTATGCCTTTCGCATGACCAGAGGCTCTGAAAAAGTTTTAAGTAATCACAGCTCCGGTACAGCTGTAGATTTGAACGCTACAAAACACCCTTTGGGTAAGTCAAATACATTTACAAAAGACCAAACAAATACTATACAATTGCTTTTAGTTAAGTATGGATTAGTTTGGGGTGGAAAGTGGAAACGCCCCGATCCAATGCACTTTGAAATAGCCTTGGACAAAGCTGCAGTACAAAATAAAATCAAACAGTTAGGATTACAATGAAACTTACTACAAAACAAAAAGCAATTGTTAAATCTTATTGCCGAAGTTTAGCGGCGGCCACTGTCACTACAGTCTTGGCATTAGTAGCTGACATACGCCCTGAGTTATCTATTCTTGCAGGTGCCTTGGTCGCACCTTTAATTAGATATTTTGATGGACAAGATCAGGCTTTTGGCCGTAATAGTCAATGAGTCCTAATGAGTGGGCAGGTTTTACTCTAGCTATAGTAACAATTTTAGGCTCATTTATTGCAGCTGTAAGATGGCTAGTAAAACATTATCTCTCAGAGCTTAAGCCTGATAAAAATGGACAGCATAATCTTGAGGGTAGAATTTGTCGGATAGAAAATAAGCTGGACACGCTCTATGAAATACTCATAACTAAAAACTAACCTGCATACCCTTCTCTAATGAGAAGCTGCGTTATAGTGCCAAGTAGAGGCAGACCTGAGAACATAGCCAGATTAGCTGCATCACTACTTGGCACAAACGCATCTATAGATCTATATGTTGTAATAGATAATGATGATCCGAAATGGGATGAGTATGCAAAAAATGAGGACTATAAGTGTTTGCCTTCGGACAATAAAACAGGCGGTTGCGCCAAAGCTCTTAATGATGCTGCGGTGCTCTTACTTGATTACAGTAACTACCCTATTTATGATCTCTATATTTTTATGGGTGATGATCACCTGCCTAGATCGCTTAATTGGGACAAGGCTTTTGAAAAAGCGTTATTAGGTAAGACTGGCATTGCCTATGGTGATGATCTTTTGCAGGGACAAAACTTACCTACAGCTTTTGCAATGACTAGGGATATTGTTGATGAGCTTAGAGGTATCACTTTTCCAGGCTGCAAACATTTGTATTTTGATAACTTTGTCAAACAATTGGGTATAGATCTTGACTGTCTTATTTATCTACCAGATGTAATTATTGAACATTTACACCCTGCAGCCGGTAAAGCTGAAATGGATGAAGGTTATGAAAGAGTTAATCAAGTCAAATGGTATGAAGAAGATTTATTAACCTTACAAACCTATTTAAGATCTCAAGAGTATGCAGATTTGGTAAATAAACTTAAATGAAAATTAGGTTAAGGCCTGCTCACACCTCAGAAAAATTATTGGAAATTTACAACAAACCACACAATCATTTGTCATTTGTAGATCATATTGAAAGAGTAAATAAAAGTATTGAGATGTTAAAAACATTTAATACTTATGATTCTATTGCCGATCTATCTGCCGGCAATGCAGCTATCATAAATGCTTTGAAGTCCAATAAAAAATACATTGGTGATTATGCAAAAGCCTATGAATTTACAGGCCATATTAATGACACCATTGAAGACATACCTATAGTTGATTTGTTTATCTGTTCGGAAACTTTAGAACACCTGGATGATCCTGAAAACACACTAAAAAAAATTAGGGCAAAAACTAAATACTTATTTATTAGTACACCATGTGGTGAATTAAATGATAACAATGTAGAACATTATTGGGGATGGGATGATCAAGATGTTAAACAAATGTTAATAGATGCAGGTTTTGATCCTGTTAAATATTTTTTATTAGAATTTACCGGCGGTGTCTATAATTTTCAAATGTGGATTTGTAAATGAAAGTTTTAATTACTGGCTCGCATGGTTTTGTAGGTAGAGCCTTTAGGCGTGCTCTACCTTATGCACAATTGACTTTAGTAGATCTAAAAAATGGTACAGATTGCCGGGATTTTTTTAGATTAGAAACAAAAAAATATGATCTTGTAATACATCTTGCAGCCGTTGTAGGTGGTCGGCAACAAATAGAAAATGAGCCTTTAAGTTTAGCTGTAGATCTCGCCATTGATGCTGAGTTTGCCAATTGGTGCATGGTCACAGAGCAGCCTTATGTAGTTTATTTTAGCTCATCCGCTGCCTATCCAACAGAGTTACAAACCTTAAACAAAAAACATAAGCTAAAAGAAAAAGATTTAAACTTTAAAAAAATTGGCGCACCTGATATGAGTTATGGCTGGGCTAAATTAACAGGTGAGATGTTGATGAGTTACCTGCGTAATATGGGTACGCAAGTCTTAATCCTCAGACCCTTTAGCGGCTATGGCACTGATCAAGATATGACCTACCCTTTTCCCTCAATTATGCAAAGAGCAATACTTAACTCAAATCCATTTGACATTTGGGGGCGTGCAACTACTACTAGGGACTTTATACACATTGATGATGTAGTAGATGCTGTAGTTACAATGGCGCAAAACAATTGCAATCAAACAGTCAATCTTTGTACAGGTAGGCCTACTACTTTCCTTGAGCTATCACAGATAGCCTTAAAAACCCTTGGAATTACAAAGATGCCTAGGTTTAATATATTGTCAGATAAGCCGGCAGGGGTCGCCTATCGCGTAGGTGATCCAACAATGATGAGTGATTACTACACACCAAAAATAAGTCTTGAAGAAGGTGTCCACAGGGCTATTGCAGGTGTTTTGTGATTTACAATTAAGCCATGGCAACTACACGCAAACGCAAAAAGCCTGTACAAAAAAGGCGTAGGACTACCAAAGAGGCTGTATTAACTAAGTTAGATTTTTGGGCAATTGCAGCTAATGAGGTTTATATGGCTTGCCGTAAAGCTGGGATGGATGAAGGTACAGCTCTAGCGTTCGCCATGGACAGGTCAAGTTATCCGGACTGGATCGTAGATACCAAAGATCCTATTAAGAATCCACTTGATGATTTTGAAGAGGATGAAGATTAAGCGCGACAAGTCTTTTAATGCACGCTATTTGATCTGCTCAGATCTCCAGGTGCCATTTCAATTTGATGAGGCAATAGTCAATCTAAAAAAGTTAGTTAATACTTTCAAATTTGATTTTGTATTAAATGTTGGTGATGAGTTAGATCTAAATACAATCTCTAAATACAGTCAAGGCAAAGCTGAGTCATTTCAACAAACATTAAATGCTGACAGAGATCTTTGTAAAGATATTCTTTATGATCTTAAAACAGATGTCGTTTCAAGATCAAATCATGCAGATAGATTATTTCAAGCTGTAAGTCAGGTACCCGGCTTAATGGCTTTACCAGAGCTACAATATGAAAAATTTATGGGTTTTGATGATCTAGGCATCTATTACGCCAAAAAACCTTATGAGATACCTGGCACTGACTTTGTACTCTGTCATGGGGATGAGGGCAACCTGTCCAAAATTGGCGGCTCCAGTGCGCTAAACATAGCAAAAACCTGGGGGCGAAGCGTAATCTCTGGACATAGTCACAGGATGGGCTACACATGCCACTCAGAGGCCTTTGGTGGCCGTTTAGAGAGGGTTTTAGTAGGTATTGAGGTAGGTCATACATGCAGCATGAAAAAGATGTCCTACCTGGCAAAGCGCAATTATTATGCCAATTGGCAGGCTGGGGCAGTAATTATGACTATCAAGCGTGGCAATCCTAGCTTTGAGATGATCCGCTTCAACACAGACGGCAGTTTCGCCGCGCTAGGAAAAGCCTTTGGGTAATTGCAATTGTCAGTGGTACATGCTTTAATTGCTTTTGTAAATCCATTTGAAGGGATGGGAATATGAAAATATCAAAGAACCAATTTGAAGGCTTAACCTCGGCACAAATGCAATGGGCAGATGAGCCGGATTGGATAAGTCAAGCTGAACGCTTTGAAGACACAATCTGTTGGTCACATAAGTTTATTTATTGGGTAGAAAGTTATGCCTCAATTGTTTTAGCTACTGAGTTTCTAAAACAAAACAGATTTAACTTTAGTGTTTCTTATGACAATGCACTAGATCAATATTGCTTTACAACAGATTACGCCGGTTCATGGGTGACTGTATGAACGCAACAGATTACGCACAAAAGGGTTGGTTTGTACTGCCACTTAAAAAACAATCTAAAGAGCCGGCTAGATTTTTACGCCATGGATATTTAGATGCAACACTTGATCAAGAAAAGATTGATCAATGGTTTGCAGATCAAGAGCTAAACATTGGCCTTGGTATTTCACAATCTAGTTTGGTTGTATTAGATTTTGATTTTAGAAATGCTTGTAGAGATCCAAAATTTTATGAGCTATTGGAAAGATGTTTTAGCTGCAACACACATGTTGTATCTACACATGATGGCTACCACATATATTTCTATGTAGAAAAGCCTACGCAATTTAAGGGCAAACTTATATCCGGTATAGATATAAAACATAAAGGTTATGTAGTGCTACCACCATCAATACATCCAAGCGGTACACAATACAAAATAGTAAATGATGTAGCACCTGTAGATCTACCAGAGGACTTAATGAAATTAATGACATGGTAATTGTTAAATATGATAAAGAAAGTGGAGCGTATGTTGATAGCAAACGCACACACTTTGTAAAAGCTTCTCTTATCCGGGCATACGCTCATAAATCTATGGGTGCATCTCAGGTCAGAGGTAGGCTCTCAGCTGCAATGGTTGAGGGTTATTGGTTAGATAAGTTCAAGGAAGCGGTGAAATATGAGCTATGAAATATATGGGTGGTTAATAACAATCACTTTATTTACATTGGTTGCACTTTTAATTGGTGTTACCTGGATGGTCGCAGTTGAAAATGGCTACGACAAAGGATTTAAGAGTGGCTACAAACGCGGTTTAGTAGATGCAAAACAATCAAGTGTAAAGATGGAAAAATTTACTGTTAGAACTCATCCATCAGTACGCCAAAAAATGCTTACAGTTGATAATGAGTATTTAATGGAAAAGGTTGTAAAGCTTTGGGATAGAGAAATGCAATGATAGATCTAACTCAGTATGAAGATGCAGCTACATTAAACAGATGGTTTTTAAATAACTATCCGCTTGGCCGGATAGATTTACAGCTTGTAGAAATTAATCTTGACAAAGGCATTGTTGTATTCAAGGGCAGTTTGTATAGAGATAGCAATGATGCAAACCCGGCTGTAACTAATTATGCTAAGGGTGAAAGGGATGACTACCCTGCACACATGCGTAAGTGGTACCTAGAGGACACAGCTACAAGTTGTATTGCTAGATGCCTAACATTGCTTAAAGGATCAAACAAAACTGCCCCTAAAGAGTCAATGGCCAGAGCTACAAGCTGGTCAGTAGAGCCAAAGATTGCTTTAGATGATGAATTAACATCAAATACAACAGATGTAACACAATCTAACAATCTAAGCTACGGCTCACCAGGATCTCGGTCTGCAGCTGTAGCAGATGTTTTAAGAGCCTCTTTTGCAGATCAAACACCAAGTGATACTCAAAGTAGTTTGCCGCAACAATACTGTGAAGATGGCACAAAGATGCTTTACAAAGCCGGGATTAATAAAACTACCAGTAAGCCATATCAAGGCTATGTTTGCAGCTGTGGCAAACCTCAAGGACAACAGTGCCCCCCTAAATGGGCAAGCCAATCTAGTAATGGCAATTGGTACTTAAAGGAGTCTGTAAGTGGGTGACATGGAGATGATTGACCAGTATGGGGTAAAAGCAATCTTTACAGATGATGGTGTTGAGATTGATCTAATTAGGCAATATGAGCGTTGTATAGCTTGTAATGATCCTAGACTCTTACATGAAGGCATGACAAAGGTTTGTGTTTGCTGTGGGTGTAGGCAATGACTTTTGACTATCACAAAGCCATGGCTGAAGGTCATAGCTACAACAATTATGTAGCTGATCTTCTCAGATCATTTGGTGTGCCTAATGTTGATGTGCCCGAGTTTAGTATTGCTACAACACATGACAAGATTGCAGACAAAACTAAAAATGAGAAAGACATAGTAGTTGATCAGCTTGTCCTAGAGGTCAAAAGCAGAGCTATAAGCTTTGATGGTGCAGATGACTTTCCTCATGCTTTAATTTTAGTAGATACTGTCTATGGCTTTGACCAAAAAATAATCAAGCCCTTTGCTTACATTTATTTAAGTCAAGTATCTAAAGGTGTCTTTGCAATACCAGTATCAACAAGACAATTCTGGACAATTGCCACCATATATGACAAAGCTAGACAAATTGAAGTTGAGTGTTACTTTGTATCAAAACGACACTGCAGGCCTTTCATAGAGCTTGTAGATATACTTTTAGAAAGGGCACATGAGCGAGCCGGTGAGATGCAGTAAATGTGGGTCTTGGATTATGCGAAATGATCCTTGTGTAACCTGTCAAATGTTAGATGCCGCAAAACACGCATTGTTTAGGTAGATTGCAAAGGATGGTTAATCATGTTAAATTACAGCTGCTTTAGGGGGCTACGCGGAAACTCAGTCATACCGGGTGTCATCTCCAAACCTACTCGTTGGATTAACAATGGGGGGGTAGGGGGGGCTATCAGAAATCTAGTCACCCAGGTGTCAATATTTGTAATTATAATAAATCTAATAAATATTAATACTGTAAATGCTTTAGAAAACAAAAGAACATATCAGATGGAATACTTAAAACAATTAGATCAAAGCCCAGATCAATATAGCTGCCTAACATCATTGATTACAATGGAAAACAGTAGGTGGGATATTCGGGCTAAGAACGGGTCACATTATGGATTACCACAAGGCCGATCAAAATATTTAGCTACAGCTGATTACAAGGCACAAATTACATGGCATGTTAAATACCTTAAACACAGATACGGCACTGATAGGTTTGGTGTTGCAAACGCTTGTGGTGCATGGGCACACTGGCTTATGAAGGGATGGCATTGAAAGATACAGAAAAGATCACAATAGGTATCTGCTCACCCGGGTATGTAGTAACAGACTTTATGACAAGTATTTTGGATGTGGCTAGATCACAAAAGCAATTAGGTCAATTCATATCATTGCAAGGATCCGGTGTTATCAGTCGCTTACGCAATCAAGTAGTTGCAACCTTCATGGAGAAGACCACAGATGATTGGCTATTGCAGATAGACACAGATCAACGCTTTACAGTCAATGACTTTAAGAAACTTGTAACTGCCGCAGATGCTAAGAAAAGACCTATTGTGTCAGCTGTGGTACATGGTGGCTGGGAAGTAGGAGAGCCATACCTTGAGCCGGTGCCCTGCATATTTAAAATGGGTAAAGACAGTGGCTTATACGCATTACATGATTATGAGCCTGATAGCATTGTAGAGGTTGATGCAGCTGGGACAGGAGCAATCCTGGTACATAGATCCGTCTTTGATCGCTTTAGAAAAGAAGCTGATCAAATACACCAAGGCGACAAATGGTGCTATTACCAGGATATGCCACTGCATAAAGAGTGGATAGGTGAGGATCTACTTTGGTGTCTAAGAGCTAAGAGCTTTGGCTATAAGATATATGCACACACAGGTGTACAGATGGAGCATCAAAGAAAGAACTGGGTAGGCATTAAACAACACCAAGACTTTGCAAGGTTTAGGCGTGCAAGACTACAGAGTGAGGATGAAATACATGGCGATAGTAACATCACAAGTAGCAGTAACAACAACTAGAGTGAAAGTAATTGATGTAGATAATGTATCAAGACATGTTAGGTTGCATTGCGAATCCGGCACTGTATATGTGGGCAACGCCGGGGTTACGAGTAGCAATGGTTTGAAGTTAGATAACAATGACAAACTCACTTTGGATTTGCAAGATGGCGAAGAACTTTGGGCGATTACTGCTACTGGTAGCACCAATGTGTCTATCTTAGTTAGCAAGGTAGATTAAATGACAGCTGTTTTTTCCTGCCACGCACGCTTGCGGAATAC